ATGCTAGGCAACCATTAGGGGAGGGGACTTTCGTCCCGGGGGGACAGCCTACTGTGACCTTACCACTTTCGCAGGTTTGGTCACAGCTCTATCCCAGATGAACCATCTTCATAAAAGTTCATCCTGACAAAGCTGTTTTTCCAGCGTTGCCAACCTGCACTCGTAAATTTAGAGTGCAACATGTCCACATAGTCCCACCCTGGGGCTATACGGATACGCTTTTTAAAGAAAGGAGTGTCACACCGAAGTGTAACCTTGCCTTCCCGAAGGTACCCACCTATTGCCGTCAATAACACACCAGGTAAGTTGAAGCGGACCTTCTTTTCGGGTCGCTGCTTACCGGTTTTGTGTTTCATGTTAAGACGGTCCCTAAGGCTGAGAAGTGAGAGTGAAGAAGGCTCTGCCATGTACGCATAATACCGCGGACTTGCAGTATGCCTATCTCTCGACAACCCATTAAGGTCAGCCATATTCCAGGGTACTTTCACACCAGCCATGTCATCCTCCCACGGAGGTACCGGGTTGTATTTCTTCCCGATCCTCATAAGTAGGAGGCTCATGGTTGTGGCTAGAAGTACACCATGGTTAGCCGACCAAACATTAAGGCGGTTAATCAGTGAGTATACGTCGTGTTTGCTCTTCAACGTCTGGCAATATACGCCACGTACGTTGTAGCCGGCGAGAAAGTCATCGCCGCACGACTCACGAAAAGGTCCCTCGTTATAGCTCTTGTCGACGTTCACCACGAAACCGAGCCGCTGGAGTATATTTACGACAAGGTTGTACGCCTCACGGCGCACGATTATGTCATCTCCAAAGACAGCGAAGTTCCCGAGGTTATCGCCGAAGGGGTACTCAACCTTTAATGAAAGCGCCGAATACACACCTAAAACTACAGAGCTAAAGAGAATCGTCTGTAAAGGAAATGTAAAAGCATTCCCCATAGACGACACCATATGTAACTCGACATCCCTCCCATCTGGCAGGGTAACATTGGGTGAGCGGTACGCCATCAAGAGAGTGAAAACCTCTTTGGGAAGTACCTCTCGAAGTAAACCAATGCTAATCGTATCGCTAGCCGAACTCAAGTCGATGGTACCAAAAGTTCGACAGACGCTTCCGATATGAGCCAAATCGCGGTTCTTGAAGGGCTGTTTCCGTAAGTCAATACCGCGCTTACGGACAAGCTGCTCCTCAAACCTCAACCCGACTCCCTTCTGGAACAACATATTTACAGAAGGTTCGGTACATATAGTCCTAGAAATTTCTCTGGACTTCGGCACAAACGTAAGCTTGTTGCCTGACACCTCAAGCGCTTCTCCGTAGTGGCTGAACCTTATAGATTCAGTTCTAGCCCACAGATGAAAACGCGAGGTCTCGCTTTTGTAAAGCGAGTACAATGACCTATCGGTGCACGTAAGATTGCCAGCCGCCACTTTGTGGTAGAAGCTGGTTCCACTTGCACCTATCGAAGCACCAGGTCCGGGAGCCATTCGCATGGCAATATCATCACTGATATCATCCAGTATTCCTACTGGAATCCCAGCTACAAACCTACCATCCAAGGAGATCTCTCGTAAAGACAAGTCGTCCTCTTCATCTGGTTGATCTGGGTCGCCCTCTTTCCATATTTCGGTAGAGGGACATGGGTTGAAGAAGAAGTCGTACATATACTTCTTAAACTCCCCAAGAGCAACAGCTTGAATCTCTGTTAACTCACTGGTGTCGATTGCCTGTGAACGTTTGCAACTTTCGTTACAGGCGAGAAACTTACTCAGTGCCAGCGCGTCCGCATCACCTGCTTTCTCATCCTCGAATTTCTTCAAGAACGAGTCGGCGAGGGAAAGTATTGCGTATTCGCGGCCCGGAATACCTGGGTATGCGCGCTGACGGTTTTTGCCATCAGCACGCACCTTAAGGTGATCCGGCAGAGCCAAGTTCAGATCATGTAAGAGGCAATTTAAAAGAGCATCAGAGTTACTACTCATGTTGTTCTCCTAACGTTAAGGGGGGTGTTACAAGAGCACCGCCGTTTGATTGCCCAACATCCTGACAGAGCTAGCCGCCGTTATTCACGGCGATTAACCTGTATAACCAGGAGAGTGCGATACCGCAAGTAGTGCCACAGAGAAACCAAGTGACACTAAGGTACCACACCAAATGGGCGCGGTCTCTTTCCCAGTCCTTAGCCATGTCAACGAATCTGCCTACATCACGCCGCCGACGATGGTATCTCCAATTGCCGCTGAATTCGCGGACAGGAGGCCAAAGTGGCAGCTGAGGGCAGCACGAATGTTGACTGAATCCGCGGTATCCGAACCGGCCGGGACCTCTACCGTAGTGGTAATTATGAGGTTTTGGATCGGTTGACCGGCAAGGGGTGTTACCCCGTGCCTGGTATTGATTTTCCACGGGTTCTTCGGCACAGAGGCAATGAGGCCAGTCGTAGGATTCGGTTTCCCAAGGGATTTGAAAACCTTGGGGCGAATCATAGCGAACGTGAACGGGCTGGAAACGGAATGAACCGTTCCGCCAGTCTGCGTGCCTCCGAGCGCGGTGACGGCGTACTGCTTGCCGACAGCCGCATCCGGAAACATATCAGCCGTATGCGTGTACGTGGGGGACGTAAGTCCAGTTTGAGCAGTCCCTGTTATGGGTGAAGATGGGGCAAATGCCATGTTTTGAATCCTCAGAATGTGACAGATTGAGCCTCAACAACTTCAGCCGAGTCGACCGAAGCGTTTCAGCAAGGTTGATTGCGTCGTTAGTTTCTGTGTTGCCAAAGCAGCCATATTTAACCACTGCGTTCCCATATTTGGTATGGAAAGCTGTAGTCTTGGGAATGGAATACTCCCCAAAGCTGACCTGACCACATACTTCTTGTGACGCATCGTATAACCAGGAGAACCAGACCACTCGTACTTGGGTGTGTTGCCGTAAAGCGAGCGCATGTAGGATTCGTCGACGGAGGCTTTCACCTCACTGACGGCCCACTTCCGCACGGTTTTCACGACAAACTTCACCTCAGATGTAGCAGTAGTAGTGGCTTCTAGGATATCACCTATATTGGTGAAGTAATCCCAGAGGAAAGACCAGGGGGTAAGTTCCCAAATCGTCGGCACGAACTCCTCGGCGGTTAAACCGAAGCGATGTAGCACGTCGTTCTCGGGGGTCCACCCTTTCGCAGAGTACTCTATAAAAAGAATATAGCGAACGCTTACCGATCCCCTGACTTGAAACTGTCGGAGGTAGTAGACGTTCCCTACCGAGGTCCTATTACGGTCCTCGAAGAAGTACTCTTGATTCTTTCCGAATGCCGGAATCCTTTCCCGATGCTTATCCGTTTGTTCTAGCAGGCCTTGGTAAGCTTTAACAGCATCACTAAGGTCGTTTGCTAGCGGTTTCGCACCGAAGGAGTACTCCAGCCAATTGCCAGAAAGCCATTGAGACAGAGCCTTCCAATTAGTTTTCCTCGTACGGACTTTCCGGGTGATTTTCATCCCCCGTACAATCCAGGTCCGATTGGTTCCAGTGGTGTACCGGAACTTCGTCGGAACGGCATTACCTGCCGTGAAACTAAGATAATTCGAAAGGCCCAGAAACAGCTTTTGGCCGCGGTCCCGGATCATCTTAAGAGCTTCGCCGCCTTCACCGAGAAATATGCCGGCTTGAAAATCCCGCCGGGTCTCGCGAAGACGACGATATGCTAACTTAAGTGCCTGGTTGTCTGCAGATGTTTCGCTGTAACCCGTCACAGTAGGATCGTACGGTGTGAAAAACGCACCGTACTCCTGCTGAACGTAGGGAACCCAGCCTCCACTGCTAGCAGAAGTTCTCTCGATCCAATGAGAGTTTGCTACAGTACCGAGGCAGGTGTCCAACGTCCCATTAAAAGGGGACGTCGCACTTTGTCCGTTGCGAATCTTTGTCCGCCAGTTAGGGACACTAGATCCCGTCCTCGAGTTGGTTGTAACAAGAGTGCCCTGCTGGTTAGAACATCGCCAGACGGGGTCAGCTCTGCTCCAAGACCAATTCTGAAACGGAAATACATGTGTATAACTACGGGATTCGTTAATAGGACTATTCCTTCCTTAGGTTTACGAAAGTGGGGAGCAACAACGTCCCCGAGATCCTTCCATGTGCGCCCGCGGCAACCAGGGTGGTTTCCCACCCAGGTCGCTTTGGACATAAAGTCAAGGTCATGGTTTTAAAACCTCCCGAGAACAGGACGGAGAACCCGTCCTCGGATCGGTACATGCCACTTGACTATGGCCGTAAGGCCATCATGGA